CATAGATGCTTCATAGGCCCCCTGGATGCGGGTTCCCTGCTTGAGCACCTCCTGGAGCGCGATCTCCACTTTTTCGTTGGCGGTCAGCTCGCGCTGCCGCGTCCGCGCAACCTCGGCGTACTTGCGTTCAAAGTCCACCGTGATTCCGTATGTGCGGAGGACTTCAGGCTGGCGGGTGACGATGCCGTGGACGATCCCCTGGAGAGCCTCACTCGAATTGATGTTGGCAATGACACCCGCGTTCTGGGCCAGGCGGGCCAGTTCTGCGGCCCGCTTGAGGTCCAACTGGGCGAAAACCATGCGGTTGATGACCGCCATGGCGTCCTGGGTAGTGATACCCAGAGCCTTCACTTCCTGGACCTGGGCGCGGACGGCCCCAGTGGACAAGTGGTTGACCTGAGCCAACTTATCCATGACGACGGCCACGGTTTCCGTGCGGGCGGCATACTTAGCCGCCTCCACGGTGTACTCTTTCGTGAACTCCACAACCTTCTGGAGTGCCTCAGTCAGGACGTTGGCCGCGACCATCTGGGATAGGAAGGACTCCCCGGCCTGGTCGGAGGCCTTGGCCACGTCCTCCTGGGCCTGTTTCTTTCGCTCCAGTTGGGCGGTCAAGTTAGCGAGAGTGGTACTCAGGGTACCCAGGGTGGCGTTGAGCCTGGCCTGGGAGTCAGAGAGAGCGTCCACTCCCGCCTTGGTGATCTGGACAGACTGGGCCAGCCTGTCCATCTCCTGCTGGCCGATGGTGCGAATCTGGGTGACGAGTTGTAGCTGACTCATTGGTTGGGCTCCAACATGGCTGATGTCTCGGCGGACTCCACGCGCTGGCGCTCCACGGAGAGAATCTCCAGCGCATCAACCAGCGTGGCGGGCCACCGTGACTGATCGGACGGGAGTGCGGGCACCCCGGTCAATTCACGGACCCACCACCCTCTCCCAACGGTGCGGACCAAGTGAGCCCAGTGCGGGTCAATGTACCCCACTGGGCACTCATGACACTCCACCCCAGAGACGGAGTAGGTGCGGACCCCGGCGGAGGTCTTGAGGCTATAGCCGGGCGTCCACGGGCGGCGCGTCTTGTCAACCAGGTCAGGGAAGTATCGGGGGCAGTTGCGCCCGGCGTAGTGCCCTGACTTTACGCAGTCGCGGCAGTCGTATCGCTCGTCTGCCCAGCCACCTGATCGCCAGAAGTGGTAGGCAACTCGGAGTTTTTTTCCTGGTCCTCGGAAAGCCCCAAGTTGGCCAGGATGGCGGCGTGGATTTCGCCCACCAGATCCTCCGGGCCGTCTTCCAGAAGAGCCTCCACGTCGGCGGGCTGGCCGTCAATCTCCAGCCCCCGGAGTTCTTTGATGCCCCAGCGTAGGCGGGCCTGGATAACCTGGTTCTGGAGGCGGGACATCTCCGACTGGATCAGGGACAGCTTGGGGAGGCTGTGCGGGTCGCTCTCCAGCTTGGTGGCCTCGATGACCAGATCGGACACGGCCCGTTGAATGTGCATCGTGTCCTCTGCCAGCTTGTCCCGGCGGCGGGCACTGGCCTTGCGGAGGGTGGCGGTGACGCCAGGGTGGGAGGTGGAGGCAAATTCGGAAGTGGATAGGTAGGGGACCATGCGGTGGGGTTTCCTTGCGGGTGATGTAAGGGGCCGGGTTACCTCCGGCCCCTTGAGGACTAGAAGATCTTGACCTGGACTTCGTTGGGCGTTGCGGCGGCGATGGACGCCGGCGAGCTAGAGAACTGCATGGCGAAGTAGGGGCCGTCCTCGGAGAGGCCGGGGACCGCCAGCTGGATGCCCCGGACCGTGAACTCATAGCGGGACCCCGCCACAGTCCCGGCGGTGAACACCGCATCCACGGCGGTCTTGCTGATCGCCTTGGCGCGGAGGTTCTTGAGAGCGGTCGAGTCGCCATCGAACACCTTAAAGGAGACAGAGACGGAGCGGTCACCGCCGCCGACGATGGTGCTGTAGTCAGAGCCGAAGGCTCGGCGGAGTTCAACACCGGTGTCCAGGCTGATCTCGCCAGACTGGAATTCGGCGATTGTCTGGGAGTCCACCAGAATGGACCCCTTAAACCCCGTCATGGCAGCCCCGTTGTAGCTGGGGGAGGGTTCCACCGGCCACGCGGGCTGACCAGCGGTGGTCATGCCGCCCTTGCCAGGGTCACCATCCGGGATGGTGGCGTACTGTTCATTGTCCAGCACCCACAGGCAGGGTCCGCCGAACTCAGCGGCGAGGATATCGGAACCGAAGGACACCCGCATCGTCTTGGCCAGGCATCCGATGGCCGCCCGCTGTAGGACGCTGGACGGGGACCGGAAATTCCACAAGCTGAAGCTCGGGTACACGATGTCCGTGGGTTCGAGGGTGTAGGTCACAGAGGTGGATGTCACCACGGTGCCGACCTGCCCGAACAGGGACTTGAGGATCAGGTCACAGTCCGGAACTACGCCCGCTGAGGCCCCGGGGGCAAGGGACATGGGCAGCCCCCAGGTGCCCGTGCGGGGACCAGCGATGCCCGGGGAATTGGACCGCACCCCGGTCTTGTCCGGGCGGGTCACCATGCCCACGGCCCCGGTGAGTTCGCACTTGGTGAATCGGGTCGCCCTGGCGGCTGCCAAGCTGACGGCTCCGGCTGTCGCGGGTACGCCGAAAGACGACTCCGCTAGCAGGTAGACCCGCTCATTGCGGGAGGGTGAATAGGCCACTGGTTACTCTCCTTCGAGCGGGGCGATGCCCGCGATGGTGTTCATGACTTCCGCCGTGAAGGCGGCGGCCTTGGCCAGCGCCTCCGAGTGTTTGGCCCGGAAGGCGGCGGCGGCAAACTCCCTGGGGCCGGGGAAACCATACAGCCTTAGTTCATCGGGGGCGAAGCCGATTTCGTCAAATTGCTCCCGGGGCAAGAGGGGAACGCCGTCCGCAACCACGCGATGGGCCTGTTCGAGGGTGAGGCTGATGGGCGTACCGAACCGCTCCACTACGCCCACATTGGCGATGTCCGAATAATTGCCAACGTACACAAAATCCATGGGTTATCCTTCCGTTGCGATACTCAACCGGAGCCGGACTGTCTTAATCCAGTCCTCCCCGGCCATAATGACAGGGTCCTTGGTCGCCTGGACGCGCCCGCCCGCCCAGGGCCGGTTTCCGTTTCCCAGCACCTCGATCAGGGTCTCCAGGGCGGCGTCGGAGATGTCCTCCAGTTGCGCCAGGTAGCGGGTTCCCGTCACGCTGATATGGAGATCCACCGCCACATTCACATCTCCGCGCAGGGACAGGGGACCCGGTTTCCACATGGCGTCTGTGTCCGCCGCGCCCTCAACGTAGAGCATCAGGAATGGGAACGCGGCTGGGGCGGAGTCCTCCAATTGGGCGGGGTCGATGTCTGCCTGGTAGAACTGCCCGGCATCGGATGAGAAGTCCACGGCCAGGAGAGCCGGGTCAATGCCGAAGTGGGCAGCCGATGCGGCGGCCACGGTGTTGTAGTCCGCGATGAGGGCGGCAGCCACGGTGGCCCGAACCTGGGACAAGGCTCTAAACGCCATTGCTGGCCGCCTCCACGCGAGACATGATTAGCTGGTTGAGGAGCCCGCCCAGCTCCTGCAATTCCGGCCCAGAGAGCCCGAACCAGTACCGCTGGGGGAGGCGGACGCGGTGATTACGCCCGGTCATGGCTCCCGTGTTGTGGGCGCTCCCGATCTTCGCCAGAGCCTGGTCCCAGAGGCCGATGGTGAACTGGGTGGCGACCCGGTCACTGACCGCAGAGGGGGGCTTCCCCTGCTCAATGGTGCCGCCTCCGGGCACCTGGGCCTTGACGGCTTGGAGCATCTTGCCCTTAGCCCCCATGAGATCTACGTTGGTCCTGCCCAGACTGTCCTTGTAGGCGGCATAGCTGGCGAACTTCAAGCCGATGCGGGTGGCTCCCCGGCCCGTGGCGGCCACGCCCGGCCCAGCACCGATGCGGCGGGCGAAGCGCAGGGAGGCAGAGCGGCGCTTCTTCCGGCCCAGGTCCTTGCGCCCGGCGGCGTTAGGGTAGATGTAGATGGGGCCACTGGTGGAGTAGGGGGCGAAAGGCTGGCCGTTGACATCGCGGCCAGCCTGAGTCCGCTGGATGATTATGGACAGCGCACGATAGGCCACCATGGTGACGTCGCCCACGGTCGGCTTCTGGCTCCGCCCCAGGCGGAGGACAAACTGGACGGGGTCTTGCCCCCCAGTCGCGGTGAACGTGCTATCAGCCATGACCTCACTGGCCCATCGGGCCTAAGGGGGGAAGTGTCAAGGGACCGGGGCCAACAGCCCAGATCAGCTAATCCGGGGTGCTGTTTTGTGTTCGCCCGTCCCACTCCTCGGCTATCCGCTGGTGTTCAGCGTTGACTATGGCGTCCGCTGTCTGGATGTCGTCCTGATGCGTCCGTTTCCACGCCAGCCAGGCCTGCCATTGAGACTCTGGAGCCGGTGCAAGCCGAAAGGTCCGGTCCTGATCGTCCACCAGGATCAGATCGCGTCCGTCCGTGCGGACCTCCTGGATGACCTTTAGGGTGTGCGTGCCCTGGGGCTCGTCCGTGTAGTTGGACGCCTTCCAGCGGAGCCAGAGGTCACTCCTAACCCGGCCATCGACGATGCGCGGGGCCACGCGGGTGACCACGAATTCCACCCCGAGGCCCAGGTCGATGGGCGCGTCATCCGGTGGAGCCCCGGCCATGCCGACGCGAGCACCGTGATCGTTGCAGGAGGCGAAAAGCGCCTGGAGGCGCTGGCGCTCCCGGTCCATGCTGTCAACCCGCATCAGTGACCCCCTGCCTTGATCTTGACGCAATCCTCGATCTTGCGCCCATCTCCCATTTTAGGATGGCCGGAGTCCCGGAAGGCCTTGATAATCTGGTCTTTTTCGGCCTGGCTCCTGACTATGAAATAGTCCACGTCGTCCAGTAGGGAAAGAGTCCCCTTGAGGATGGTCTCATTGGTGCTGCTGGTGGCACATTGGTCCTTCCAGCCCGATACGGTGAAGTGTCGATTCCGGCGAACGTAGTCGTCCGTGACCCGCCCGTACTTGTCACCATCATAGGAGATGGCGTCCAAGCGGCGCAGGAGATTCGCCTTGAACACCACCCCGGACTCTGATGGGTTGGCCTGGATGCGGGTAAAAACGTAGTTGCCGCCCCCGGTGCCCAGATCGGATTCGGGACTCAAACCGCCAACCGGGATGCCCACCCGGATTTTCTCGACCGTTGCTGCCATCGCCCCGTTGCCGCCCATGGCAGCCTCCACGAATTGCGCCACGCCGCCGCCCTGGGTGACCGAATGGTAGAGGCCGTACCCCGGCATGGACTGCTCCAGGTCCTTCTGGGACATGTCGAAGCGGTACTGGTTGCGCACCCCGGCCCTGAGAGAGTCGTCGCGGAAGGCTGTGGCCTGGACTCCCGCCGGGTCGTAGTCTGGGAGCTTGGTCACGTCCGAGACGCCCAGGCGCTTGGCCCAGAACTCCCGGCCCTTGGCCACGCGCTCCTCCACCGTGGCGGCCCTACAGACGGCGGCCCACCCCGGTTGATTGTCCAACTTGAGCATGTAGGCATGCTTCTGTAGGTACATCCACTCCTGGTCTGCGGTCGCGGCCACCCGGGTCTGAACCCCGGACAGCCCGGTGACACGGGTGAGTAGCTCATCGACCAGGGCGGGCGTGGCCGAACCCGGTGCGCTTACCTCTAAGTATCCCTTCAGCGCATAGTAGCTATTCCCGCTCCAGGGCGTATACCGGATAGTGAGCCCATCCTTACCCCGGACTAGGTAGGCCTCTCCGGGGTCGCTGACGCCGAACCCCACATTCAGCGGGACATCCCGCTCCACCACCTCAATCCCGCCCTTGACTACCTTGCGCTTGTCCAGGCGGATGGGGCCACGGGTGATAGTAAGCCCGTCGCCCTCCTCTGCCACCTCCGCCTTGGGCTTCAAGGCGGCTTCCCGCGCCTGGAATTCCCGCTGTGCCTCCAGCCGTTGCTTGGCTCGGACTGCCGCAAGCTCCTCCTGGACCCCGGCTACGCGCTCCGGGGTCAGCTTGGTCCCGTCGTAAAACGTCCACCTCTCCGGACCCCAGCCTTGGTAGAACGCCTGCTCCAGCGCATTATTGGACCAGTTCGACTTGGGTACGGAGACAGCGGGGGACATCTCCCGCAGCGCCAGGTTGTACTGCTCCATCGCAGTCTCATACAGCGCCTGACCCTCAGCCCCAGCCCCGAACGTCTGAGGAGTGACCAAGCTGGTCATGTCCTGCCCGGATCTCATGGCTTGGAGGAAGGCGTCCCGTAGAGCCGGGTAGTCCTCTTCCATAGGCAGGGTGGGGAGAGGCTTGGGGTCATTGGCCGCAGGGGAGGCCTGGCGAGCCAGATCGCGCACCAGGTCCGCCTCCGCATCCGGCTGGAGCTTCATGCGGATAACGGTCTCGGTCTTGCCCTTGTACTGTTGCTCGAACACCAGGGCGTTCTGGTCCTCCACTGAGGTCGTGTCAACCCGGATTGATTCCCCCTGTTGGCCCACCTGGGAGACAACCGCCAGTTCCTCCTCCGCCTCTTCATCCAGGTTCTGGTAGGCGGGCTTGGGCGGCTCCACCTGCGCGGGCTTGGGAGCCTCCTTGTAGTCCGCCATCAGCCATTGATGGCGGCAGTTATACCCGCCCCCGGTGAGGAAGGGGTTGGGTAGCTGGCGGTTGTCCATCTTCTCGATGTCCTCCCGCGTGTACCGCGCGTCAGGGTTCTCCAGGAGGTGTCGGCAGAACGGCCTGGTCAGCTTATCACGGGGACCGGCGTACATGAAAACGACCTTGCGCCCGCCCGCCTCGATCACCCCCACGGCCCGGTCCGTGATGGTGCGGCGGTAGATGCTCATGGACGTATCCGCCAGCGTCATCGCCTTGGGAATCGTTGTGTGGAACGTGTTGACCAATTCGTCCGTGATGTCCTTGTGGGACCCCACGCCGAGACGCATCATGGTCTTGCGCTGAGCCAGGTTCCCTACGTCCTCCACCACTCCATTTAGCTGATCCCGCGTGGTCAGCACCACCTGGTTCAGGGCGTCCTGATCGAGCTGCCCGAACTTCACCTCGGGGAGGGGATTCTGCAAGCTCTGGTTGATGGCTTCCAGAGCCTCCTGGAAGTGGACCATCTGCCCCGGCATCTGGCCGCTGAACCACTTGTTTAACGCCCCCAGGGAGCGGCGATTCATCTCAGATACGAACTTGGCCGCCAGTTTGCTCACTGCCTCCCGGTTGGCTGGCGTGGGGGGAATGCTGGACCCGTCCGGGGACTCCAGCGCCCCTTGGAGCCAGGCTGCCACGGCCACGGAGGCCTTGGCCGTGATGTTGGCCAGCGTATCCTGATACTCCCCCGTCACGGCGTCAATCCATTCCTCATGACGCTGAGTAACGGAGGCCAGGCTCGCCTTGGGTGCCTTGGGTGCCTTAGACAATCACATCCTCCGCAGAGTAGGCAATAGGGTGACGATACTGGATGGCACTTGTCCCGCCTCAATCAGAGTGCCCGTGGCCACCAGCGCCGGGGCGAGGTCGATTTCCACCGTCGAGATGTCCGCCCATGCCTGGAGGTATGACAGGCCGCCCGTGGGGCCAGCCCAGACAACCCACTCGGTAGCCTCTTCCGGGATGACGGAGGGGGCCACCGCCCCCAGGCTCCGGGGTGTACCGGTTGGCGGCGTGAGACCCGCGATGCTGACCCTGACGCGCTTGGTGCCGTCCAGGGTCACCTCCACCGCGTCTGATGGGGCGGAGTAGATGCCAGCCGCCGTCCGCCAAGAGATGGCCACCTGATAGTTGCCCGTGGAGGCCCCAGTGGCCCCGTCGATCAGGCTCACCTTGCTCGCGTCCCAGGTGCCAGCGCCAGTCCAGAGGACCGCACCGGGGCGCGGGAGCGGGCGGGCCACCACCGGGAGCCCGGATTCCACCAGGTTAGCCCAACTCCGGCCCGCCAGGGTGGCGTAGTCCTGAAACTTGTCCAGGTAGCGGTCCTCTCGGGAGCGGCGATTTGAGGCAGTCCGGTAGAAGCCCTCCAGGGCCACGGCCAGAGCATAAGCCTTGATGGGGCTGATGAGCCCCGGAAGGGCCGCATCCACCACCACCTGGGCCGGGTTGAGTTCCGCCCCCATAGGGGCCTGGCCCGTGTCATGGACGGCGGCCAGGTGCCCGGCGGTCATCCCGGAGCCCCCAATGGCCAGGTGTTTTCCACTGTAGAGGATGCGGCTCAGGGTCTGGCTGACCGCATAGCGGCATACACCCAGGTCTCCGTCGAGGGAGATCTTTAGCTCCGTGGCGATCCTGTCAGTTTCACCCTCCATGGCAGAGAGGTCAGCGGGCTTGACCAGGTAGTCATCGACTAGCAGCATGGTGCCTCCTTCAGGCGGTGGTGCGGGGATAAAAACCAAACGGCGCGGGAGCCCCTGGTAAGAGCGTCCGCGCCGTCTGGGGCCGCAGGGAGAGGTCGGGGAGCGAGGGCTAGTTGGTTTCCAGCCAGGCTTCGCACTTGAGGGACGGGGTTGTGCCCTTCAGCGCGGTCACGTTGATGCGGGCCTTGGCCGAAGCGGTCCCCACCCGAAGCATCGGGATATCCCGCTTGCGCCAGGAGTAGACGACGGGAGCGTTGGCCGCGACGGGACCCTGGATCTCGGCGGCCAGGTGCGTCTGCACCGCCGTGAAGGTGCCGTCCGTGGCGTCCTCCACGCCGATCACAGCGCCGGGAGTGCCGGAGGCGGCGGACAGCGACCACACCTTGACGCGCAGGGTGTAGTCATTGGCAGCCGCGCTGATGTCGCCAGCCGATGCGGCGGCGATGGCGGTGGGCGCGGAAATGGTGGCGATGCCGTTGGACAGTTCGATTCGGGTCAAGGGGAGTCTCCTTTATTGCTGGGGTTTCTGTTTCGACGGCTGGGCCGTCTGGATCTGGTCTGCGGTGATGTGCACCACGGTCTGCATTTTCTTTTCGTTTTCGGCCCGGGTCAGGGCGTTGCCGTCCGCCGTCCTCTGGGCCTGATGCGCCCTGATTTCGTCCGGCGTGGCCATGCGGTGAGTCTGCTTGGCGATCAGCTCGGCAGCAACTCGACGGCTTGCCTCGCTGGGAGCACCGGGGCGGCTGTTGTAGACCGCGTTGTCCACGCTGGTAACCCAGAAGGTGTCCCCGGCGGGCAGGGCAGCCTCCACCTTCTTGACCTCGGACCAATACAGTGCGATATTCATGCGATTCTCTCTCCGTGCGTGTAGTGGACCCCGGCTGAGTTTCAGGCTCCGCCGGGGTCTATGTCAGCGGTGGAACGACTAGGACTGGGTCTGGACCTGGATGCCGAACTCCGGCCTGAGGACGCCCACCCCGTACAGCACGTCCAGTGTGAACTGCTGGGCCAGCGTGCTGGGGTTGTAGGACATAATCAGGCGGGCGACGATGCCGTTGGCGTCCAGATAGGTGCCCACGGCCCCGGTTCCTGCCAGGGGCAGCGGGAGGCGGCGGCTGACCAGCACCATGGCGTCCCGGGTAAAGGCCAGGTTGTATGTCGTCGAGGCGGGCCTGGGGACAAGCTGCGAGCGAAACACCTGGAAGCCCTTGACATTGCCAATGACGCCCTCGACGATTGCCTTGGAGTCGCCTGAGGTCTGCATCTCGGTGAAGCGGGTGAGCTGGCGGGCCTTGCTGTACTGATTGCCGTTGAGCACCAAATATTTGGTCTGGGCCATCGGAACCTGGGCGTTGAACAAGGCCGTCTCCGCCTGTTCAATCAGGGACTCTGTGAGGTCCACGCCGCTGGAGCCAACCGCCGTGTTGACGTTCAGGGCGGGATAGAGTCCGAACAGGGCTTGCTCGATGTTGGTGGCCAGGGCCAGGGCGGCGGAGCCCATGAACACCTGGGCCAGGTCGGGCTTGGCCACCAGCTTGGTGACGTCGGGGATCGCGAAGCTGGTCTCAACGTGCCGG